ATACAGGACATGATAAAAGACTATCTTGAGGTTAAATATGATTTAAAAATTGATCTTGAGAAAGATTGTTTTGATTATCCTACCTTTGAATATACGGAGACTGTTTTTACTTATAAAAAGGATAAAAACGGAAAGCTAAAAAAATGTAAGGATGGATATGGAATTATTGATCATAATAAAACCAATTACGATACTAAGTATGCAGAGCTCAATGATGACTCAGCTATAAGTATTGATATTCATTAAGCTTTTAATATATGCAATCTAAAGGGGCTTATAAGCCCCTTTTCTTTTGATGTCTCAAAAATTGCTTATGTAGTTCTTTGTGTAGGTTGTTTTTTATAACCATTTCCCCAACTCTAAAGAAGTCTATAAATTTTTTATGTTTAATAAATGGAGTAAAAGCAACCAAGAGATTAAGCCCCTCTTTTCCTTTTGTTCCTTGCCTTTCCCATATTCCGTACCTCTTCGAGCCTTCGCCCTTTGGTACGCCTTGAAACCTTGAGCCCTTCCTACTTGCTACAGGGGTCTTATCAATTTTCTTTAATAATCCGCCTTTTGTGTTGAGCTGCAATATGTTACCAAATTTGCCCTGCTTGCTTTTTGCATCTCTGGTTGGTGATGGGTAGCCACGCCTTCTGGCTGGTTCATCATCACCGCTATAAATATAATGTAAAAATTTAGATGCATAGTCTTTAACAAGAACAGTCATCGCTAATTGATTGCTTTTACCTTTTGCGAATTGAGATATAACTACGCTTTTAATAGTTTGTGGTCTTGGTCTATCTAATTTTTTATATAGTTGGGCTCTTTCAGCGTTTACTATTTTTTCCCCTGTATAGTTCATAGCTTTAGCCATAATTCTATTAAAATCTTTTTTGTTGAGATTTTTATTTAAATCTTTTCTGACTTGTTTGAGATTTGATTTTATTGTTATTCGCATAATTTTATTATAAATCTAAATTTGCCTTAATACTAAATTTGCCTTAATACTAAATTTGCCTTAAAACTAAATTTGCCTTAATACTAAATTTGCCTTAAAACTAAATTTGCCTTAAAACTAAATTTGCCTTAATTACAAATTTGCCTTAATTACAAATTTGCCTTAATTACAAATTTGCCTTAATTACAAATTTGCCCAATGGCTTTTATTATCAAACTTCAAACCATTCTCTTCAGCAACCTTCAGAATTGTCGATTTGCTTTTACCCATAGATACCGATACTTCGTTTAGCGATTTGCCTTTATCGATTTGCCTTTTAAGAGTTTCAATGTTGATTTGCTTTTTTCGTTTTGTCATAGATTCTCATAATGCTCTATAAGTTTATTAAGATACCATGAAGCCTTCTGCAAGTCCTGTATATTGGCATCCTTGTATTTGTGCCTGTGTATATATTTTATGATGCTGCCTTCAAGATAGGAAGGGTAATTAGCTCCAAGTTGTTGTTTAATATACTCAATACATTCTACCCCATTATTATTGTAATGCGGTGGATGGTTTACCATGTCTTTGCTCATTTCATTCTCCTTATTAATTCGTTTCTACATTTCTGTTTGATCTTAGGCTTGGTTGATGGGTTATCAATCATATCCTTTAGCTCTTTAGTGCTTGTGCACTTAGCATAGTAATGACTGGTGCTTATCCTGCCTGTTTGTCTATCTCTAATCTTTTGCGATTTGCTTATCTTTATTGGCATCCTTCTTCCTTTTCTTTTTGTTAAATATCTTTTCCCAGTTGTCTTGGTATTGTGTTCCCTTCTCTGGTCTACGCTTGCTACCTTTACTCATCGTCATCATCCTTTTGCATATAGTAAAAGGTTAAGCCCCAGAGAATAATGAATACAGGTATTAGCCATAGTGTGTTCATTTTTTTTCTATCCTCACAAACTTACTGCCCTCAAACATCATCGCTAACTCCAGTCTCATATCCATAAGTTCTTTTGGAACACATCTAAGCAGTTCCTGTATCGATATGAAATTTGCCTTTCCTTCGCTTTTGTACATTTGCATAGCTCTAGGTATTTCATAATCTAAGTCTGTAACATACCAAATAACTCCATCCCAATCAAAACAACGTATGTGAGGTTCAAGCGGTTTGTAGCCCAGAGTTTGCATTTCTTCTTCTAAAGCTGCATATGCTCGATACATCATATCAATCATTTTTGCTGTTTTGTTATCGTTTCTTTCTAATGCTGCTGCTTTAAACATCTGCTCTGCTTTCATAAACTTGACTCTGAAATCTACACCAACCAATCTATCCAATCTCTTTTGATCGCCCCATTTGGTGTGGAACTCTTTTTTATATTCCTGATAGGCTTCTAATCTTTTAAGAGTATCGGCAGAATATTGTTTTTTTTCTTTAGTTTTCATATTGTATAAATCCTGACAATCAGTGTGGTAGTAGGGGTAGTACTACGTACTACTACCCTACCTACCACTTACTTCTTGTTTTTGTGGTAGTTTATTTTACCAATTACCACTACTACCTACCAAACCTACCATTAAACAGGTTCAACGTCTTTATATTCATATTTTATATATCCTGCTCTGTTACCTATGTTATGAATCATTTTCTTAACTACCATTTGTTTAAATTGATGATTAACAGCATGTTGATCCATGTATGTAGTTTCGCCAGTTTCTTTATCTTCACCATTTGCAATTCTGTTTGGATAAAAGTCAGATTGATGTAAGTATATTTCATGCTCTGGTTTATTTTGATCTTTTGCCCTAATGGCAGTTTCAGCTTCAAAAGCCATAAATGCTGCTTTTGTTAAATGACTTAGTTTTTCCTCATTATCAAAGTTATATTCGATCTTTTCTAAATAAGCACTACTAATCTTCTTATCGTTAATAGTTACAGAATGATCAACCAGTTTAAAAGCTATTCTGGTGTTATGCAGTGAATCCTTATTTAGCGTTTGCTCAAAAGTTAAATGCATCTCATCATCTGGCGAATTCTTATCTCTAACAACCTTAAATTCATTATCCAATGAAGCTGGTATTACACTTGATCCCCTAGCCCTATCAGCATTGCCATGACCTGTATGATGTACCATAAGGACACAGCATTTATAGTCAGCTATGAGCTTATCTAATTTGCTTATAAAAGCACCAACATCTTCAGAGCTATTTTCATTGCCACTGAACACACGTTGAAACGTGTCTAGTACCAATAAGTTAAGCTCACCATGACTTGCAACGATCATCTCAATTTCTGCTATTAAAGCAGCAAAGTCAGCATCATCATTGATTCTTACAGTTCTATTAGATATGTAAAAAGGTGCATCTGCTAATGATTCTCTATCGTCAAGAATGGAACATCTGGAACGTATGCCTCTGAGCCCCTCTCCTGCCACATATAGAACGCTAGATTTCTTCTTGACCCCATGACCAAAGAAATCATTTCCTGATGCTATAGAAGCTGCCATAGCGATTGCAACAAACGATTTGCCTGATTTGGGTGCTCCAAAGACACTAACTAAGCTTTCTTGCTCTATAACATCATCAATAAGCCAGTTAGGCTCATCTACTTGCTGAATAATCCTGCTCACAGGTTCAACAAAAAACGCTCCTCTAGGTCTCTCGGCTGGGCTACCTAAAATATAGTCCTCAAGCTCGTCAGAGCTTAAATACAGGTTTAATTCATTGGCTTCATGCAAATCGCCCTTTTCTGGCAAATCTTTATGTGGCTGACACGTGATGACGTTACAGCCATTTGCCTTTAAGTGCTGACCTATCTCCGCAGCAAAAACCAACCCAGCTTCGTCATTATCTGGGTATATGTAAACCTGCCTACCATAGATGCTTGACCAGTCTGTTTTATCCCAGCCCTTACAGCCCCCATGATGACAAGCAACCTGACCAGCGTATATCTGCTCGGCTGCTATGGCTGCTTTTTCACCTTCGACAAGTAGCACAGGCTTATCTGAGCTTTTATCTGATAGATATAAAGGCATAAGCCCCTCTGGGCGTTTCATATACCAAAGATCACCACGTTTGCTAAAAGGTGCATATTTGATTTTGCTTCTAGGATGACCCTCTGGGAATCTCAGCACTGCAAAGTCATCAGAGTATTTAAGCTTGATGCTTGCCTGCAACCACAGATCGACAAATTGATCTCTGGTTAAAGATGGCGATGAAGGTGCTTCTTTTTTTGGGGAGATAAAATGAATGTCGTCAGACATTGCTCCCTCATCGCCAAAACCAAATCGTTTAAGTGTTTCGTTTATATCTTGATCAAAGTGCTTGAGTAGCCACATAGTACCACCACCTTCGTCAAGTTCAAAGCTATAGAAGCCCCCTGTTTGCTTATTCAAACAAAAGCTTCCATGTGAACCCCAGCGAACCTCAGTCGATGTTTCAGACTTTGGTTCGCCAAGTAATTCTAAGCCAATAGGTTTAGCTATTGATGCCCAATCCTCGTTTGTCACTAGAAGGGTATATCTTCATCGGTTATCACTGTTTTCTCAACAGGACTTTCAGCAACAGGTGCTGGTACATCCTCATCATTTGCCCATGCAGGTATAACAAACTCTGCTGGTCTTGGTTTCCAAGCAACAAACTCAAACTCAGGTACTTCGCTGGAGAATCCAGAATCGAATTTCACACCTCTACAGCCCAAGTATCTAAAGCAAGGCAACTGACCTTCGTTAGCTGCTTTTTGCATCCAGAACTTCTCACACATGGATTTAAAGCCTTGTAGCTCACCCCATGCTGCTCGTTCCCATTGAACGACTTGCTTATCGCTTGTGAAAGCCCAAACGCTAAAAGCCTTTTTCCAGCCTTCTTTGTTTTCGACTTTACTAAATGGAATATCAGAGAATTCAAACTCATAGCCACCTGAATATCTGCCCAGAC